ACATCCTGTTTCAGTTTCTCAACATCCACACCGTCAAAGGCTTTCACCTTGTTCTGCAGGTCTGCGATCGTTCCGTTGGCAGTTTTCAGTTCAGCATCTTTGCCGTCAAATTTATTCTTGTCCACATAGCCGCCATCGGAAAGGTCAACAAATTTGGCTTTGTGTTCACCGGCGGCCTTTTCAAAGTCCGCATAGGTGAGGGATTTATCGCCGAAAAGTTCTTTCATATCCATGACAATCTCCTTGCCGCATAGATTTAATTTGTAAGTGCGCAGCCACTCTGTGCTGTGCGGTTTCTGTATTTTAAGCCCGGCAGGATAGGGCAAATTGGTATGAAAAAAGCAGCCCGCAAAGGCTGCCTATTTCTAAATCTGAGTACAAAAACACCGCCGGGCGTGTGCCGGGCGGCTTAGTTGTTGTAATAGATGCTATCATATACTTTTTGTGCTTTTCGGCCGAAATCGTTGTATTCTTCGTAATCAGGAGGTGCAAAGCCATTCGCATCGATAAGGTCATAGAGTGGGTCTAGTACATCGTCCAGCTTTTCTGCATTCAGCAAGGCTTTGGCATTGTCAAAATTTTGCCGAATGAATGAACGGTCTTCCTCTGTGAATTGCAGCATGGCATTTCCCTCCTTAGCGTGGATTAGTTTGAATGAGCCGTTTATCACGAATGCTGATTGTAACGGTTGCATGCTTTCCATACAGCGTCTGCCGAATGTCGCCGTTATCCAATGTCCTTACAGTCCCCAACTTGACCGGATTTTTTAAAGCATCCAGCGCGTTGTCAACTGTTACGCCACAGCGCATATCGGTGTGAGGAGTGGACGTCTGCCCAATAATGCGGTCAATAAAATGGGTGGCAAAGGATTCAATCGTAACGCCGGTTGAAGTAGTGACACCAACAATCTTTTGCTCTATTTCTGCTGCTGATTTTTGATACTGTGCAAATCCTACCAGCGGATGAATATCGCCTTTGTCGACTGCGCGGCTGTATCCTTTCAGCAACTGGTAAGCAGGAGAGTTATTATACTTCTCCTGATAATATTTTGCAAGCGTTTTTGGCGCAGCGTCGGACGCACCGATGTCATGAATCCACTGCTGATAATGCTTATCGGCTGCAAAGCGTGCTTTCTGCGCGGGACTGCGGCCAAAGGAAACAACTTTATCGGCTGCCTTTGTAGCGGCAACCTGTTCACGTTCCCGCTGCCTTAAAAGTCCGGTTTGCTGCGTAAAATCTTTCAGTGCCGCTTCCTGCCGCTTTAGGCGGACGGCGGCAGCATCAAACTCCTGCTTCATGGCTTTGGCAGTCGGCTCATCCTTTGCGGACTTGACCGCCTCGTCAAAACCTGCAGCTTTCCGCTTGCTGTCACGGATGGCACGCTCCATTGTCCGCTGCTGCTGGGTTGCATCATAGTAAGGTATCTTCTCACCGTTGTACTCAACGGTTTTGTTTTTGTATTCGTCAAGCTTTGCCTTTGGATAAATGCTTTTGGACAGTCCCTCAAAAAACGGGAAGAAGCTGTGCCGGCAGTGCCAGCCGCAAAGACCGGCGCCGGTACCATAGCCTGTGGCGCTTTCAAAATCATCGTACTTGTCGCTTTTGCCGTTGCGGCTGAACACCTGTCCCTGCCATGTCTGATGAGATGGCCGCGCACCAGCATGAGCAGTGGTTTCCACAAGGTCGCACTCCATGTCGTCTGCGTAGGAAAGTGACACCTCCGCCGCTGTCTGATTGACACCGGTCAACACCGCACGGCGGGTGGCAACGTCCAGCCGGTCATGATGGCCACTGGGGTAAGTTACCCACTCGCCGCCGTCTATGGCGGTACGCACGGCGTTACGAATAGCGGACACATAATCGAATGCGCCGCTGTCCACCTGCATTTCCGCGATGGTTGCCGCGTGTATAAATGCTTGCTGCGCACCGTTGGCAGTCGTCTTGGTGAGGTTTTGCAGATAGCCGCTGGTCTTGACAAGCCCTGCCTGTAACACCCGCTGAGCAGCCGGGGCCATGGCAAGCGGTGGGGGAGATAGCCCGGCGGCGGTGTAGATTGCACGGTCATATTCGACTGATTTTATACCCGCATCTTCAAACAGTGTTTGCACCTGCTGCTTTGACGCATTGGTGTACCGGGCAACCTCGGCAATGATTTCATCATATAACATTCCGGATTCCTGTGCCCGCAGAATCTGCCAGGCGGCGGTGCTGGTAATGTGGCCGGTTTTCATAATGCGCCGCACAACATCGCGAATGATTATTTGGTCAAGCTCACTGCATAACTCCACAACGCTGTCAGAGCAGTGGTCAAGGTATTCAGGTGTCAGCATTGTCCGCACCTTGTTTAAATCCAAACGGATTTTGCAGGTCAGCAGAAGCACCCAGCACAGCCTTTGCAGTGGCTTCGTCTTCTCCGTACCACTTGACACGGTATTCCCAGCGCTGCATCAGGCCGTCCCGCACGTCCTGCCGGTCCCGCTCGCGCTCCTGTTCCTTGTCGATGATGTACGAATCTTCAAACTTGATTTCAATATCGCAGGTTTCGTCCACTGGCTGGCCGAGAAATTCACGGCCAATATAGAGAATGCCGCGAACCAGATTCTGCAAAGCGTGTTCCACCACAATGTAGTGTTTATTTGCGTTCTGCACCAAGTCCTGCCGCTCACCAGTGTATTGCGTTGCTGTCTGAATCGTGCCGCCGTCAAAGCTGTAAAAGCGTGTGCCTAGGCCACATTTGAAGCTGAGATAGTCCAGCGCTGCTTGAATGCCCTTTGTGTTTTCCTCCACGCGCAGGGTGGGATTGTATTCGTGCAGGGGAAGTTTGCTGTCATCATCCAGTCCGCTGCCGGATGGGACAGTGAGAAACAACTGCTGCGCCATGTCGTCCGGCGTAATGACCGCGCCTTTTTCACTCCGGCGGGTTAGTGTCTGGTCGTAAAACACCTTTTTGCCACCCAGTTTGAAGTCCTTGACAAAGTTATTAAAGGCAATGTCCACATTCTGCAGTTCATCAATGGCATTGGCATAAATGGAAAGCCCCATGCCATTGGAATAGGGGAGGTTGTTGGAAAGGTTCGGCTCCATCATGGAGAACCACGGAATTGCGGAGCCAGTGGAAATGACCGGCGCAATGCCCTCCGGCAGCGGAAGCGGGCGAAAAGAACCATCGTCATAAGCAAACAGCTCGTTGGTGATTGTGTACAGCCCATCGGCGCCGCGCGTGTGCTCCTCCAAATAAATTTGATACTTGCCGTGCATCAGCTGTACAGACGCAAAAGCCGCCTCAGTAATGTGCCCCGCCTGTGTGGAAATAGGGAAGATGTACGGCGCATCCAGATAAGTAATGGCAATGCGGGCATCCGTGCCGCGCAGAATCGTTCCGGCGGCGTTGACCGGAGCATTCACCAGCCGCAGCACAAACGCGCCTGTGCCGCTGTAAAAGGCACGTTCTACCAGTTCATTGCCCTTGCTCCAGAAATCGTTAGTGCCCAGCACGCCGGTAACCTGTTTTGGCCCCTGTACAAACTCGCTGCTTGCTTTATCTGCAATCGCAATTTCCGTTTTTTCGTTCAGCAGGATAGATGCCCAGTCCTCACAGACTTTTTTTGCCATCTTCATGCTGTACAGTTTGCGTTCCAGCTTGCGTTCACCATCCAGCTCATAGTAGCGGTGAAAGGATTCCACATAGCCGCACCACCATGCTTTCCAAAGCCGGATATGCTCGTAATACTGCGGTTGCAGGCTTGTGCCATATTTTTTGTTGAGATACTGCAAAATCGGTGCCGTTTCGATTGTGTCCATTATGTTTTCACCAGCTTTCGCATGAAGCGTTCAAACGAATATTCAAACGCATCCAGAATATCAATGTCGGATGTGAAATCATCCAGCCGCTTGTCCTCACCTTTTTGTGCCGCTTTGCTGTCCCACACAGCACCCGCTAAGCCGCGCCGCAGTAAATCGCAGCCGCGCAAAAGATGCAGCCGGTCAGTGTTTAGCAGTGTGTTGGTGCAGATAATGCGGGAAGTAATAGCGTTTTTGTCGCTGTCACCAACCGGAATGTTCAGCCCAGCGGCCAGTAATGCCTTGCGCAAAGTGGTAATTAGGTATTGCTCTGCACAGTCGGCAAAGCAGTAACGAATGTAGATGCCAGGATAGTCTGCCTGAAGTTTCCGAATGAATCCAACAAATTCGCGTGCCATTCGGTCAGCGTCAATTTCGCCTTTCTTGCCTGCAATGTGGTAGTCCCGCAGCACAGTCAAAGCACTGTAATTGCGCATGACAGCGGTGGCAACGAATGTTGTCAGGGAGCGGTTGCCGCCAAAGTCAATGCCGATGCTGATAAAATCAATCTGCTTTTTGTCCACCGTATCAACCATCCAGTGCTCGGGATTGTCCGCAAATTGCCGGTAAATCAGGCCATCCGCCGTTTTCCACAGGCCAAGGATAAAGCGGTCATAATAGACGCCGGAGTATTCTTTTTTCAGATTTACAATATACGCCGGGTCAAGATAAGGGTTGTCGTCAATCAAAAATTGCATACAGAGCATATCCAGTTCCGCGCAGCGGTCAATGTACTTGACTTTTAGCCAGTGCTGCGGACTGTCTGGGTTTGTGGTAGAAATCAGCTTCGCGCCGGGGCAGGAGAGGCGGGAGAGCAGCATAGAAAAGAAGTCCTCCGTGAATAGAGTTAGTTCATCGCAGTAAGCGCCTTGCAGCGTCATGCCGCGAATCTTACTTTCCGCGCGGGCATCGTTGACACCCTCCAAATAAATAAGCCGCCCAAACAGGCAGCCTTCTTTTTTACTCAAAGAGTAGGTGAAATTATTCTTGCCAACCAATGTTTGCAGCAAGTCCAAACAATTTCGGCGCAGGGAAGTCAATGTTTTTGCCACCATCAGATAATTGCCTTCCTGCGGCATCGTTGCCACCCAAAATGCCCACAGCACAAGACTAATCCAGGTTTTGCCGGAACGAACGGAGCCTTCCAACAGATTGATGCGCCGGAGCTTGTGTTGCTGCCAGAGTGACAGCAGTTCACGCTGCTTTCGCGAATAGACTTTACTCATCCTGCAGCCCCTTTATTAAGTCTTCCAACTGACCGGAATCGGAGGAATTGGTGTCGTCCTCGCCAATCAGGTTCCGCAGCTCTTTAACCGCCGGCACATCGCCAGCCTGCGCCTGCTGCATCAGCGCGAACACGACCAGCATTTTGTTGTCACAGCCTTCTGGTGGAATACCGGCGCGGGCAAGCTTGTTCCACTTGCGCCGGTCGGAAACAGGGAGGGAGAGCAGCAGGTCTGCATACTCCCGCATAGTGCGTTTTGCACGGCGTGCTGCACCTGAGGCTTTGCCCGCCTTTCGTGCGTTTTCTCGGCGTTCGCTCGGAGTTCGCGCGTCATTGGGAATCAGATTTTTTTCATTACTCACTACGGACCACCACCCGGCAGGCGGTTACCCGGCGGACGAACTAACATAGAATCAGATCCTTTTGTTTTTGGGTATAAAAATGGACGGCCCGAAGGTCGTCCGGTAAAAGCCAACAAATTAATAAGGATTATTTGAAGAAAGTTATGCTTTCAATTGGGATATGATATTCTTTCGCCGTAAGCTTTCTGGCAGTTTCTCTATCCAAATTTTCCATTTCATTAAGTCGGTCAACAAATCTTTTTGATGGTTGAACATACTTGACTCCATTATTCCCGTACATATCAATGTCAATTATTCGAATCTTTTTCTGTGATTCATCGGCAATAATAACTGTCCTTACGAATGATTTTAATTCTGCCATCTTTATCCTCTCCTTTTCTCAATAATAATTATTTTATAGACAAAAAGCAAGGAGAAACTTGCATAAAAATAGCGCCGGCCAAATGGTGGGGCGCTAAAAATAATTAATTTCCGTATGTTTTAATTAGTTGCTTTAAAGTTTCAGGCTCATACATACATGATTCATTAAAACCACCGAAAAAACCATCTTCCATGGCTTGGTTCCAATATTGTCTCGCCTCTTCGTAATATGGAATTTGCAATCTTCTAAAAAGCTCTACCCATGCTCTAACATTTGATGTCATAGGCTGAAATGGCTTAGTAAAATACTCTCCCGGATCCAGTAAAGACAATAAATAAGCTTTTCCATTATCCCCTAAGCAATGGTTTAGCTGAACATTAAGATTATATATATAGCATCCATTTTGATTGCCCAATGGGGATTCTGGTTTGTGATGAACTATAATGAAATCATCGTACAATTTATTACCATCTTGGTGAAATTGTACATGCCCATCCTCGGGTCTTTCGATAATTTCATGGCAAGTATCGCACACCCACTGTTGCAAAGGCTTCAAATGCATATAAATCACTTCTCCCTTTTTATTTCATGATATTCCAAAACACCACAAATATCAAGGAAAATATATACAAATAATATTTACTGCTTGGTGGATTATTGATAATTTTTTATATATAACAATTATTTACAAGTTGCATAAAACATGACTAAAGGAATCACAAAAAATAAAACAGCTAAAATGTTCTTGACCATCAAATACAAAAAATATCGAAATGACTGTGTTGATGAAGCCCTTTTTATCTCAACAAGCGTTTTACAATAATCCACTTCAGAATGGTTTTCTGAATTATTTAGTAATTCATCATATTTTGTCCCTACTTTGTTTATGTCATCTTCATTATCGCACGATATAATTTTTCTACTTATTGTCCCAAGAGCGATATAATTATCTTTTAATTCTCTAGCTCTCTCTCCATACTTTTTAGAGTTCAAAAACGTTGTAAAAATTAGAAGCAGTATAGATGTTATAGTCGTTACAAATGACAATCTGCTTGCTTGGATTGAATCCTTGCTAATTGTCAAAGCATAAATTGAACTTATAGCAATTATTGCCGAATAATAAATATTAAAAAATTGAATTATTCCTTGAATGTTTTTTAAACGCTCAGCCGCATTAATCCTGCATTTATAGGTAACCTCAATTTTGTGCTTATACATATCTTTGCATTTTTCAATATTCATCTAAATCACCCTCAAAACTAATAATATTCTATATTACTACAGAATTCAAGGATAAATTTGAATACGAAAGGGCACCCACCGAAGTGAATGCCCAATAATATTTTGGCCCCGTGTAACGCCCGAGTTATCGACTGCTATACCTGCTTTTGTTGATTGGCCTTTGGAACAGTTCATAAATGACTTCAACGCCGAAATTAAAGCCTATCGTACAAAATCTTATTTGTCACATAAAAGCCCGGCAGCGTGATTGCTATCGGGTTCGTGCCGCCCTGTTCTCGGCTGCCAAAAAAGTATTTTAGGAGTTTGGAGCCAGCAGGGTTAATGCCCCTGTACCGGCTCATATCTGCCGCCTATCGTTGCTTCTGCGGCTACACGTCCGATTTTCACGGAAGGCTGCGCTGACCCAAACTAGAAGGGTTATAACCCTTGCACTAGTTATGTAAGCGGTGATGCGGAGTCGAACCGCCGCCGCAGCATCATTCGCTGCATTCTACCGTTATTACTAACCACCGCATAGGTGCCGCTCTGTCTCCCGACGGTGCGGCGAATGAAAGGAGGAGAATAAAAGGTGTCCGGAGCAAGACCCTCTTGCTTCCGTTTCCCGCAATTATAGAATACCATACTTTGACGGCGGAGTGTTCCGGACTTTTCCATGTAAACCGGTCGTAATTTTTCACGACGACCAACTGAACACTTCTTGCGGCGAAAGGTCGGAAAGTTCTTGCAACAGTCCATAAGCTTTTTTTCGTGTCCAGTCTTCATCATAGTGCATATCAGCGGCAATCTCTTTCCATGGCGGTCGCCGCCCATCCCATGCTGCTCGTCTGTTCGGCTCTTTCGGCCCCATGTATGCCAGTTCTAGAATCCGCCGCTCCGCCCGGCCCAACGTGCTAAGCGCCACCCGGCACCAGTCCCGCTGTTCCTGCAAGCATACAATCCGCTTTTGGCACGCTGCTATCTGCTTATCAAAGTATGTACTATTGTCCCGCATGACCTGCGCGGCTGTTGGGTCGCCTGTGCTGCCCTTGCCGGTCGGCATCCCGGACAGATTGGGCGAGGCAATCGAAAACTTTCCGCGCTCCTCCTGGCAGTGCCGAATGGTCGCCCATTCTTCGTCTATCATCTGAGGGATGTCATAATATCTTTGCAGCAGCCTTTTGATTTGTTCCGGCGTCATTGGTTCCATCTTGCGCATCCCTCCGAAATTTTATAAATTTGAAATCCAGACCTCAACTAAGCCCGGTCCGTCTATGTACTGCTTGCGCATCTGCGATTCCGTGACCTGCTTGTCGTCCTCATAGGCCATGCCGTTGAGCGCGTCACAGATAATTTTCCCGATGTTGTCCCAGTCTGGCTTCTTGGTCGGCAGCACCTTGTTTTCCAGCATCAGTGCCCGCTGCTTCTTACTGGTGCTTTTCGGGATTGGATACCCGGCAAAGATTTGAATTCGCAGCGCGCCCTCCAGCGGTTGGAAAGCACATCCTTTCAGCGACTCCTGGAAACGCAGCCGAACCAGTTCTTCATACGCGACGGTTTTGTCTGGCGTGTAGGTCATGCTCCTGCCGTTTCTGGTACGGACAACCTTTGGACGGGCTTTGCCGACCGGCGGCCCGGGGACGGTGAAATGAATGGTCATCGTCTTTCACCTCCTAAAAACTTGTTGATAAAATACTGCTGGCCCTTGCCGGTCACCTTGGTGGTG